GGACACCACGGGAAATATCTTTCCATACTTTTCCCAATGGGCTTGCGCGACGGTCAACGCATCTATCTCACCCTCGGTAATTATCAACTTCTTGCCGCCGCCCGCGAAGGTGTCCTGGCCGAACAAAGTATTTTCGGAAGATCCCACCCATTGAAACCTCTTGGGAAGTTTCCTTATTTTGTAAGCTTTGCCGTGATTGTATGGGTAGTAGTGTGCATCTATTTCACCGTCTTCATTATAAGAACATCTGACGCCGAAATGTGTGGCCACGGATTTGGTTATTCCTCTGTCTCTGAAGCCACGAGTTTGATACGATTCAATTTCGGATATTTTCATGTTGTATGTGTTCGTGTCCTCCTTTTGTTTGACCTCTCGATAGTCCTCGCCGGACTCTTTCGGAAACCACTTTCTGCACGAAAAACAGAATGACGTTCCGTCTTCGTACAATTGTCGCGCGTCACTCGAACCACAAGTATCCGTGTTCAAACATGGCAAGTTCGGTATGTGAACTTTGCCCATCAGTCATTGGACGATTTTTTCAAGAATTTGTCTCTGGCGTTACTGTCCGACAGTGCCTTGACCGTCTGTCCGATCAACCACACTCCGAATCCCAACACGAACAAATTTACGGGACTATAATCTCCGCTCATCACTATTTTGTATCCCGCGAAAAGAAAACAACACAAAGCGAAAAATCCGGAGAGTCCTTCAACGTGATTCATTTCTTTCTTCCTCAAATTTCCAAAAAGTTCGAGCCCTTTCGAGCCGTTCTTTGTGTCTTTTCGTGATTCTCTCCTTGACCGGCCATGACACTTTCTCTATACGTGTGTTATACCAGTCGGTCGTCGTGGGAGCCTCCACGAAACACAAAGTCCATGTCTCTGCATAAGATAAAGCACCCTTCATTTTATATTGTTCAAGACATATAAAGTCAAATTCTTCTTTGGGTCTTTCGGCGAACATGTCTTTGAGCAGATTGGAGGAAGACACGTATCTGCGCCAATTGGACTCCATCCCTCGATTGTGCTTTCCGTGTCCGTGAAAGAGCTTCTTTCCCAGATAAAAGGACTTCATCCAGTTGTCTCTTATGACGTACACGAAGCCGACGTTGTCGCCGCCCATTTGTTCCGGAAAAAGCCAGTGACCATTACCAGAGTGAGGTGTCAACATATTCTAACTCTGCGGATACTTCCGGCACTTCATTTCCGGCTATGCCGAAAAATCTGTCCCATTCTGTATATTGATGACAGTCTTCTTGTAATAGACTAGATATATAGTCTTCAATACCTTCCGTTTCGGGAGTCTTCAAAACCGACCCTTCGGTTTCAAAAGTGACCATGACCTTTACGATATTCTTCATAAACCCCATTCCTCCAAAGTGAAGTAGTCTTTCAAATGACGTTGAATATGTATCATCTTTCCGTTGGACAATAGATAGTCTCTCCATTGATCGTCGAAAGATGCCTTGTAAATGTTCACGACTTCTCTCCGATACTCTTCATCTGTCTTGCAATACATCAAAAACTCACCGGCGGACACGGGACCAATTCCGGGCACTCCCGGTATTTTGTCCGTGGGGTCTCCCATCAAAAGTTGTTCATAATAAAATCTTTTCGCATCCGCTTCGGAAATGATTTCAAGTTTCTCTTTTTGCATATGATAATATTTACCCGGAATGCATCGCAAGTCTTTGTCTATGCTACACACGATGTGTCCCCGACCGGCTTCCTCACATTCCGTCGCCCACGTCCTGACATAATCGTCCGCCTCTCTGTTCTCGGCGAAGACGGCCAATCCTTCGTACACGGCCAATTCTCGTAATGCGGGTACAAATATGTTGGTGGATACTCTATGTCCTTTGTAATCCGGATACATTTCTGTTCTGAAGTTGTCGCGATTTCCCACGGCCATCATATATTCTTCACAAAAGGTCTTATTCAAAAGATCTTGCAATTTATATTGAAATTTATCCCAAGTGATATTCATATATTTTTGATCTTCGACCGTGGTAAATTCAATTTCTTTATTCTTACCGTCTTCGTCAAGTTCTTTATGAGCAATACCGTCTTCAATTTTCACTTTATCTTGCCATCTGGGAGGACATGAATGATACGCCAATACGTCCCCGTCTATGAGCAACATGTCAGACATCATAACACTCCTCAAGCGGCTTCGTTCGTGGGTGGATCATCGTCATACTCTTTGGGGTATTTCAAAAAATACATCAATTCATCAAAAGCATTTATATAAGTAACCAAAAGACATATTACCACAGGTTGTAACTTCTCTATGTCTTTTGTAAGATCTTCACAAGAATCATATAAAGAATCTTTCTGAGAAAGTAAATGAGTCATTTTTTCGGCGACCTGTTCATTGGTCATATATTCACTTAATTTAGCCACATATCTTCCTCAATGTAAATTTATACACATCATTTGTCCGTACTCAAAATAAAAAACTTCAAAATCATTTTTATGGGCATATTTAAGAATGTCCATTATATCTTCTCTTTTGTCACAATCATGTAGAAAGATAAATTTAAGGTTGTTCAATCCGTGGATGTTTTCTATTTGACCCGGCGGTAAATATTCACATAAGTTCGATTCATTGCCAATAATCTTGATAAAATCATATGCCATCTCCGCATCGTTTGCAATTACGACTTTCAATGCTTCATACATATCAATGTGTTTGAAACCAGTTGTCTCCAATTTTTGAATCGCCGTCCATGATGTTCACGTCGAACAATTTTGGACCGTCCACGAATGCTTGTTTGCCGATCTTCGCGGCCTCTTCGGCATACTTTTCCGGTGTCCTGAATTGTATCTCGTCGTGCATCATGATGAGTGGTACATACGGAATCTTTTTCTCTTCGAGTCGTTCCATCGTCAGCATCAACGCCGCCGCACAAGTTATTTTTTCGGCGGCTTGTAAAAGGTATACCAAAAGTTTATGAAAGCTGTCCACATAGATTCTGTTTCCGGACAACGAAGGAATGTAACCGTAACCGGTTTGAGAAGTTTTTCCGTAGATGTTTGACAGTTTGTCGAGTAAATTCTTGAATCCCGGAACGGCTTCGGTGAATCCCTTTTTGAGTATATTTCCCTTTTTGACGTCTTGAACGCCGAATAAATATCCCCAAAGTTTCTTCCCGGACGCACCGAACAGAAATGCGTAAAGAATTCTTTTCGCTTTGGGTCTCAACGTCTCCGGCGTAAATTCGTGTTCCACTTTCATTTTGTCCAACACTTCTATTAGTTTCTTCGCATTGTATATGTGAATATCCTTATTTAAGATTACGTCCGTGAATTCGTCGTCGTTCAAGTAATGTGCCAAACCACGCGCCTGATTGCCCGAAGAATCACACCCTATCACTTTCCATCCCTCCGGACATATGAACAACTCCCTCATTTCTTTGCCCCAAAGGCTGTCCCCACTCGGAATGTTCACTATGACGTTGTGACGAAGTCTCATGCTGGGCGTGCCGACGATCATGGAATTGCCGTGAAGATTGCCGTCCCAATCCAGATTTTCCAGCCATGTTTTGAGTATGCCGAAACGAGATTCCGCCGACGTGAATTCACGATACAAAGCACCGTCGCCGCCCAACAGATCTAAACTGTCATCCGTGATTTTCGGTGACGTTTTCTTTATTTTGCCGTCTTCACCTCTTTTTGTGTTCCATTCGGTGGGTTCCCAGTTATGTCTAAATAGAAATATTTTGACGTCCGCGGGGGAGCTGAGTTTAAGCGATTCAAAAGATACACGACAAAAAGGTCCGACAATCGGACGTTCTTCCCCCTCAAAACCGCTCCAAGGGTCGACATCAAACCAACTCGCGGTATGTGCATTGTAACAACCTTGTTTTGTCCATTTCGGTACTTTGACATCCACTTCTCCTTTGCACTTGTCCACGGCGACGGCTTTCATGCCCAATCTGGGCTCCAATTGAAGACGCAATCTTTCCAATTCAATTTCCAATTTGTCGTACAAAAGGAAACCGTTTTCCACGTCAAAAGGCCATCCGATCAACTCGGCCGTGGCTTGCCATTTGGACACGGCTTGCTCGGCCCTCATGTGTGTGGCGATCTTGCCGTCTTTCTTTTTCAAATACCGAAATTCATTGATGACTTTATTATATACTTTCACGTTCAATTCCACGTCGCTCAAACAACGATGTTTCATGTCTTCACTGTATTGAGACCAATCTTCATGTTGCACTTTGGGAGTGTCGAAATGTTCACCCCAAGCCTCCAAAGAGTGTCCCGCAAAACCAAACCTTCTATAGTCCAATACTTGAGACAAAAGAAGAGTGTCGTTGATGACCACGTCAGAAGGTAAATCATAATTGAACAATTTTTTGAACAAGGGCAAGTCATATCCCGTGATATTGT